ATCATCACGGCGGCAGAAGCAGTTATCCGTGCAACCAATCTCGACTTTGGGGCTATCGACCTGATTTACAACAGTCAGTCCGGTTCGTACGTCCTTGAGATTAACACGGCACCGGGCCTCGAAGGTCAGACTGTGACCAGTTATGCCGAAGCATTTAGGCAATTTGCATGACGGAGTTAGAAAGGATTAGCCGTCTTTTATGCACAGCGGACGGTAAAAACCCTGATGAGTCATGGACCGAGTTTGACCGAAACAATGCGGCTTCCGTAACTACATTTGGTGAATACGACGGGTGGGAGGACGATGTATTTCCCACTCATTTTCGATGGGAGGAGTATACCCACATGGCTCAGGTAATCCTGGACGACAATTAATGTCACCTTGTTATATTTGCGGTGGTCCAATTGACGAGTTACGACTAGACCCTCGTGACATGAAAACACGACCATGTTCAACGTGTGAAAATGTCATCCACGAAATGGCTTTTGGCCGTGACGACGAAATTTTTGACGAAGACGACGAAGAATTTCTTCACACAAGTTTGGAGGATTATCTTGGCTAAAAAGTACGGCGGTAGGATCGAACGTTGGTGGAAACAAGAGCTTAATGATGCTCTGAAAAAGAAAACCATTGATATGTACGGTCCCAATCTTGGGTTTATGATCCACGGATACATTGGTAAAGACCACAAAAGTCGTGGTTTTGATAATGGCCCTATTCGCACCAGTCTTGTAGTGAAGTTTAGCGATAAACAGATCGAAACTCTCAATACAATCTATGATCTAGGGGAACCTCTCAAATATGGTTAAACTCAAATGGATTACTCCGGACGCAGACAACATGGTGGCCTATATGGCCCGTGTGTCCAACCCGGACAATCAAGATAACAAAGAGACGGCTCCGCGTCTTATTAGGTATCTCATCAACCACGGGCATTGGTCGCCCTTTGAAATGGTGAATGCTTGTGTCGAAATCACGACTACACGAGATATCAGTAGGCAAATTCTACGTCATCGAAGTTTCAGCTTCCAAGAGTTTTCTGGTCGGTACGCCGAGTACAGCGGACTTGAGACGTCTCGCGAATGCCGGCTTCAAGATACGAAAAATCGTCAATCATCTCTACCTTGCGAGGATGAAGAGCTTGTAAGTTTGTGGAAGGAAACCTGTGAAAGCCTCGGATCGTGGGCTCTTAACCAGTATGAGTGGGCGATTCAAGCTGGTATCGCCAAAGAAGTAGCTCGTGCTATTCTCCCTGAAGGCCTTACACCCACTACGATGTACATGAATGGTTCTCTCCGTTCGTGGATTCATTATTGGGAGGCCCGTTGTGACGAAGCAACTCAGAAGGAGCATCGTTTGATCGCAGAGGCAACGCGAGAGCTGATCCTCAAAGAAGTTCCAATGATCGGTGAGGCACTTAAATGACAAAAACATGGGTCATCAGTGACACACACTTTGGCCACGTAGGAGTTACAAAATTTCTACGCGAAGACGGTTCTAAGCTCCGCCCGTTTGAATCCGTTGAAGAGATGGACGAAGTGATGGTTGAAAACTGGAACAACGTCGTAGGCGACAAAGATCGCGTCTATCATCTAGGTGATGTTGTAATTAATCGTCGCGCTCTCCAGATTCTTAGTCGTCTTAAAGGTCGTAAAGTGTTGATTAAAGGTAATCATGACATCTTCCGTCTAGAAGACTACCTACCCTATTTTGATGATATCAGGGCATACGTTGTGAAACAGGTAAACGGTAAACGTGTTATCATGTCTCATATTCCTATTCATGAACAAAGTCTTGGAAGATCCGATTATAATCTTCATGGGCATTTACATGCAAATGAAGTGATGTACTATGTCGATGATTTCTCATTATACAAAGATCGTCCCGATACACGGTATATTAACGTCTGTGTTGAACACACAAATTACACACCCATCGAACTTCATAAGGTGATTCCAACTGAGTAAACTAGTAAAGCATATTGCGTGCCCTAAGTGTGGTTCGTCGGACGGAAACGCTTTGTACGACGACGGCCATACTTATTGTTTTGTTTGTAATACTGTAGAAAACGGTTCCGTGCCCCAAGAAAAAGAAGAACGTAAAGTCCGACCTCTTGCGACAGATTTTGTCGAACTCTCTGAACGTGCTATTAACAAGGCCACAGCAGAGAAGTATCAAATTCAACGCCTTGCAGACGGTGGTCATGTCTACCCATACTTTGATGCTGACGGCCACCACGTTGCAAACAAGATTCGCCTAGGAGGCCCTAAAGCCTTCATTTGGGAGGGTCCGGCTAATAAAGCCACCCTATTTGGTCAGCATCTCTTCCCCCCTGGTTCTGCTAAGTACATTACGCTTGTCGAAGGTGAACTCGACGCGGCTGCTGCCTATGAAATGACAGGTAGTCGGTGGCCCGTGGTGTCCGTCCACAGCGCAGGTCAAGCACGCCGAAACGTCGCAGACAACTTCGAGTACCTGAATAGTTTTGACACCATTGTGATCTGCTTTGATGCAGATACTGCAAAAGTCAATCCTACTACAGGTGAAACGACGTATCCGGGTCAAGACGCAGCTCGAACTGTGGCCGGTATGTTTGACATTGGCAAAGTCAAAATTGTGTCTCTCAAAGACCATAAAGACGCCAATGAATACCACATGGCCGGCAAAGCCAAAGAGTTTCAACAAGAGTGGTGGAATGCCCCTACGTATACACCTACCGGCATTAAACTCGGTAAGGATATGTGGGATGAAATCAGCACCCCTCGTAACTACGAAACTTGTCTTTATCCGTGGGCAAGTCTAAACGCTAAAACGTACGGCATCCGTCTGTCCGAGTTGGTAATTCTTACTGCGGATACAGGTATTGGTAAGACATCAATCCTTAAGGAGATTGAATACTTTGTTCTTCAAAACACAGAACGAGGTGTCGGCTTTCTCCATTTGGAAGAACCCAACTCCGATACCGCCTTGGGTCTTATGTCTATTGCTGCTGATAAGCCTTTGCATCTGCCGGATGTACGGGAACACGTAAGCAAAGATGAGCTTCGACAGTACTACGACAATATCGTCAACACCGAACGAGTCGTTATCTGGGATCACTTTGGGTCGAACGACATCCAAGAAGTGCTCCAAAAAATCCGACACATGCACAACCTCGGGTGTAAGTACATTGTACTTGACCACCTAAGTATTGTTGTATCGGACCAGTCCGGTGACGAACGAAAACAACTTGACGAGATTAGTACTAAGCTCAAAACCCTCTGTATGGAGCTAAATATTGCAGTTATTGCAGTTATCCATCAAAACCGTCAAGGAATGATTCGTGGTACAGCAGGCGTTGAGCAGCTTGCTAACATCGTAATCAAAGCTTATCGTGACAAAACAGAAGCCGATGAGTGGCGTCGTAATGTCACTAAGCTAGTCGTCGAAAAAAACAGGTTCAGCGGTATGACCGGACCCGCCTGTTACCTTTATTATGAACCCCACACTGGTCGTCTAAAGGAATTGACAGATGAAGAAGTACGCGCCTTTGAAGCGGGCCAAACCTTGGCAGGCGAAGAAGCCCCTTGGTGAGCCCCTAGTTAAGAGCGACGGAGACAAGTATCAATGGTACGAAGAAGGGTGGACGGCTGCCAAAAAGGGTGGCCGTCGCCATGACAATCCGTACCTACACAACTCTGAGGCATACGAATGGTGGCGTGTGGGCTTCCTTGACATGTTTTGGGGAACCGAGTTTGGTGAAAATTTGTATCAGGTAGACGATCCACGTGAGTTCCATTCTAACCCCGACTAAAAAACACTGGATTATTGACATCGAAACGGACGACCTCAAGGCAACCCGTATTTGGTGTATTGTCGTTGAGAATGCCGTTACCGATGAAGAAATCGTATTTACACCTGACACTATCAATCGCTTTCCTGATTGGTACGCTGCTCATCGTGATGATTACCTTGTAGGTCACAATGCTTGTAGCTTTGATGTACCTACGCTCAATCGTCTTCTTAACCTTAGTATCCCCCTTGATCGTGTTGTCGATACTCTGGTCTTGTCTTATCTATACGATCCAAGGATGGTGGGAGGACACAGCCTAGAAGCTTGGGGTGAACGCTTTAAATACCCCAAGATCGACTTCCACGACTTCGCAGCTTTCAGCGATGAAATGCTCACGTACTGTAAGCAAGACGTAAAGCTTACTAAACGCCTTTATGCTCGTCTTACTGAACGTATGCGTAAGCGGGGTTTCTCTGAAAAGTCGGCTGAAATTGAACATAAGATCAGAGTTGTAGTCAACAAACAACAAACCAATGGGTTCTTCTTTGATACCGGATCAGCTAAGCTATTGCGTTCAGAACTTGATGCAAAGCGAAGCAGCCTTGAAATACCTATTAGAGAACTTTTCCCTCCAACTCTTGATGTCGTCGGAACGTACAAATACCGACTTACAAAAAGTGGAACGCCTCATGCAGTCTATCTCAAACACCTTGACAAATTTCCAAAAATTGAACACGACGTAGAAAACGGTACGTACGACGTATACGACTGGGTCGAATTTAATATTGGAAGCCCAGTTCAACGTGTTCGAAAACTTTTAAGCCTTGGTTGGGTACCCCAAAAGTTTACCGACAAAGGTAATCCGCAGGTGGACGAAGAAAGCCTTCTTGACTTCTACAACAAGTCCGGCCAAGACGAAATTAAAGCCATTGCGGACTGGCTTGTCTTGAATGGTCGTATTAGTATGATCGACACTTGGCTCGGTTGTGTCCAAGACGATCAACGAATCCATGGTCGTGTTTTCACCTGTGGGGCCGGCCCCCGCCGTATGACTCATAACACCCCAAACACGGCAAACATTCCCAAAGCATCAAAAAAGGTTCCCTATGGCTACGAATGTCGGTCTCTTTGGACTGTCCCGTCAGGGAGACGTCTGGTTGGTTACGACGCCAAGTCTCTTGAAATGCGGATGTTCGCTCATTACTTGGGTGACGAAGAAACAGCCAAATTCTACATTTACGGCGACCCGCACCAAGTCAATGCTGATCTCCTTGGCATCGAACGGGACCCAGTCAAGAACGTCTTCTACGCTTTCCTTTATGGTGCCGCTGATCCGAAACTCGGTTGGACTGGAAATACAAGTCTGGTATCCAAGCGAGAACAAAAAGCCTTCGGCAAACAAATCAGGCAACAACTCGTCAGTAAGACTCCCGGCCTAGACCGTCTTGTAAAAATGGTTCAGGCAGAAGGTGTCTTCATTCAATGTATCGACGGAGGTTATGTAAGGTGCGAACCTGAACACGCCCGAATTAATTACAAACTGCAAAGTGCTGGCGCCATTGTCATGAAACTAGCCAGTATCTTTATCGACCAACGAATCCAAGAAAGAGGCTTTGATGCCCTAAAGGTAGGTGATATTCATGACGAAGGACAACTTGACGTGGCTGAGCGAGACGCCGACGAAGTCGGAAAGCTTTGTGTCCAGGCCATACGGGACGCCGGAGAAGAGCTCAACTTCACAGTCCCACTCGACGGAGACTACAAAGTCGGCAAATCGTGGGCAGAGACGCACTAAGTTTAATGTTGACAGCATTAAATAAGTATAGTATAATACTACAATGATGTCTCATGGAGTGTTATATGCATATCAATTTTCATACAGGATTATCAACTGAATTACTAGCAGCATCATACTTTTCAGATAAAGGTTTTGCTATTTTTTGGCCTATGGCAACACAAAGTCGATGTGATTTTGTTATCGAAAAAGATGGGTACTTTCAGAAAGTACAGGTTAAGAAAGCGACTTGGGGTAAAGTAGGGAATAACTCTTACCTTCAGTGCCGTCTTAAGAATAAGAACAAATATTCTAAATGGTACGAAGAGGGGGACTACGACCTAATTGTTTTTATCTCAGATGAAAAGGAAATTTGGATTGCTCAATTTGAAGAAGTCAACAATCTTGTATCCGTCTGCCTTAAAGGGACAAAAGAAGGATACAAACCCCGATCTAAATTATACGACCCAGAAACGTGGAAAGTTAATTAAACGTGCACTTCAAAGTGACATTGACGGAGATAAACTATAATGGAACTTTTTATTGCAGCCTTTTTGTGGGGTTCGTAGTTGCTTTTCTAGTGGATTCCTTCCTGCGCATCTAAAGATATTTTAGCACGGATTTTCAAAATGTCAAGTGAATTTGAAGACAAACTTACAATTCGTAATGGATTTCCAATTGGTAATCGACCAGATCGAAATTCAGCAACCCCGGACCTAGACAATGATATTCAGTTCTGGCGAGAAGTAGGACACGATTACGCCGGCGGGCTTAGTGTTGCCTTCGACGTCTTTTACGATGCCGGTTTAAACTCTGGCAAGCACCCCCAAGTAGCATGTCAAAATGCTCTTGATTTTGTCGGTATCCAATACCGCGAAGACGTATTTATTTATGAATAAGTTTGAATACGACGTTCTTCGAATTCTAAATGGTGAAGACGTCCCAGGGTGGTCGTGGGGCGCGGCCATGGCTGCTTGTTGTGAGTGGTTGAAAGCAAATGGCTACGCTCAAAACATGTATGAAATAACAGACAAAGGACGTCAATTTTTGCTTGACAACCCGGTGTTTTCGGGTTAAACTATAAGAACGTTGGGAAAACAACGCACTTAGTAACTCAAGGAGTATAGTACAGTATGCCTATGATTCGTGGCCCGGTTGCTTGGGCAAAGCTCGGTAAACCTCAACCCGGTTATAACAAGAACGAACTTGAATGGTCGTTTGAACTGGGACTTGACAAGAAGACCGCAGCTAAATTTCGTGAGCTCGGTGTTGGTGAATACATCAAGCCTGCGGTAAATCCCAAGTCCGGTAAGGAACACGTTCTTGGTACCGACTATGTCAAGTTTAGTCGTAAAGCCAAGAAGGCAGACGGCACAGATGCGCAACCTATTCGCATTGTTGATGCCAAGGGTGAGGACTGGCCGACCGGTAAACGTATCGGTAATGGTTCCATCCTAAACGTTAAGTTCGCACTTAACGAAAAGAAGTCGGGCGGCCTAAAGCCCGGTGTGCTGGCCGTACAGGTCTGGGAACTAGTCGAATTCGAAGGTGAAGACGACTTCCCTGTCCGCGAAGACGGCAGCGAGGATTGGTCCGACGAAGACTAATCATTAAGGGCGTGTCATGGTATCGGTGACACTTGTAAGCGCAGCGGATGGGTGGGGCGGCTTACATTACTTTCCAAGGAAACACAGTGAAACGATTTAAAGTAAAATTCATTCAATACGTCGAAGGCGAAGAAACCGCCGAAGCCATTGTTGAAGCAGAAACACAGGAAGAAGCCCTTAAAAAGGTTGAAGCCCGTGACTTTACTATGTACGTCGTAGTGAAGCAAAACTGCGAACGTTCAATTTTTGATGAATACATTCTGGGGTGCGATGAAATCAATTGATGATCTGGTTCAAGACATTTATGCTCTTTTTGAACAGCCACATGAATGTAATGAAGACAATGTTCGCCAATTTGCAGAAAGCCTTGCTAACGTGGTGCGTAGTCGTCTGGCTGAGGATCGAGACAATCAAGCTCCAACTCTCCGAGTTTCTAACATCGGGAAACCGGATCGACAACAATGGTACGACCACAACGGCGGTGAGCGTGAAAAGCTTCCACCGTGGGCTCGAATCAAGTTCCTCTATGGCGACATCATCGAAGCAACCATGCTCTTCCTCGCCAAAGAAGCGGGGCATCAAGTCGACAGCGAGCAAGTTGAAGTCGAAATCAACGGCGTAATTGGACACAACGACGCAGTTATTGATGGACACGTAGTAGACGTTAAATCAGCAAGTACGTACGCATTTCAAAAGTTCAAAAACGGAACACTAAGCGAGGACGACCCATTTGGTTATATGGATCAGCTTGCTGGTTATAGTCTTGGCCTTGGCGGTCTTCCCGGAGCTTTTCTGGCGGTAGACAAAACCCTTGGTCATGTAGCCCTTATGAAGGTACCACTTGATGAGCTACAAGCTCTCAACATTCCCGATAGGATCGAACATATCCGTGCAGTTATCAACAGTCCTGAGCCGCCAGAGCGGTGTTACGAAACTGTGCCGGATGGCAAGTCTGGTAATGAAAAGCTTGCCGTGGGTTGCAATTATTGCAGCCATAAGTTTACTTGCTGGGCTGACGCTAATGATGGTCTTGGACTACGTACCTTCATTTATGCAGACGGGCCACGGCACTTGACAAATGTAGTCAAGGAACCTCAAGTTATGGAAGTGACCTTTTAATGGATAATATTGTAGACCTCTCCGCACGGCGCGAAGAAAAAACACCCGCTTATTACAACTATAAGGTTGTCATTAAGATTGACGGCGGTGACACAGCAACTCTGACCGACTACGGTTACCTTGTCCCATATGGACCTATCCTTGGTATTTGCCGGGGTCCGGAAGGCAAGGGTGAATTTAGTACCCTAATTAACCTAGCTGACCTACTCTATGTTCAAGCAGAGGGTAAAGTCGAAACGGTTAACTAATGCGCTCAGGTTTTGAGCGTACCGTCGCAGCCTGGCTAAAGCGAAAAAAGGTTAAGTTCGAATACGAGACAATGAAAATCCCGTATACGATTAATCATACCTACAACCCCGATTTTATTCTGTCTAATGGAGTAATCATCGAGGTTAAAGGTCGCTTTATGCCGGGCGACATCCCAAAAATGCGAGCAGTTAAGGCTCAACACCCTGAGCTTGACATTCGATTTGTCTTTATGGACGCACATAAGCGTATTTCAGGGCAAAAACAAACTCACGCACAATGGGCAGAGCGACACGGTTTTCCGTGGGCAGACAAAGAAATCCCAGAAGAATGGTTAAAGTAAGTGGGTAAAACACATTTGGTCATCCCGGATAGCCACGCACACCCGGATTTCAACAATGAACGGTACACTTGGCTCGGAAAGCTGATCCACGACACTAAGCCCGATGTTGTTGTTGATATCGGCGATTGGTTCGACATGCCCAGTCTCTGTTCTTATGATCGTGGCACAAAGTCTTTTGAAGGTCGCTCATATAAGCGAGATATCGAAGCCGGTGTCGACGCTCAAGATCGAATGTTCCACGAAGTCCGAAAACACAAAAAGAAGCTCCCGCGTTTCGTTCGGACATTGGGAAATCACGAAAACCGGGTCAACAGAGCAGTTGAGCTTGATCGTGTATTGGAAGGGACTATCAGTACTAAAGATTTTCAGTCCAACGAATACGGATTTGAAGAATATCCCTTCCTTGAGCCGGTCGACATTGACGGAGTAGACTATGCTCATTACTTTGTTACTGGTGTTAGTGGGCGTCCTATTGGTGGCGAACATCCTGCATACAGTCTTCTCACCAAACGATTCCGTAGCTCAACCTGTGGTCACGTTCATACTTTTGATTACTGCATTCGCGCTAGCGGTGAACGTAAACTCCATGGCTGTGTGGTAGGTGTATACCAAGACTATCACGCAGATTACGCTGGACCGGCCAACAAAATCTGGAATCCCGGTGTTGTTTTTTGCCATGACGTCGAGAATGGCCAATACGACATCGAGCATGTAAGTCTTAAGAGAATCAAAGAAGCATATGCTGACAAATGAAGACAGGGAGATGATCAAAGATATCTATGACATTTACGACCTAGTGGAAATCCTTGATGTTTCAATCGAGGAATTCATTGATGCCTTTGACTATAAAATCTCCGAAAATGAAACAATCCGAGAACGAATCAGCACTTGACGTTCAAGTTGGTGGCGGACACTACAAACAGTTCGCCATTCAACCCATTGAGTTTATCACAAAAAATCAAATCCCGTTTATCGAAGGCAACATCATTAAGTATGCATCACGCCATCGAGAGAAGAACGGCATTGAAGACCTACGAAAAATCATCCACTATACAAAACTTCTAATGGAACTGGAATATGGGGAAAGGTCTTAGTAGGTACGACAATAAAGAAAAACGAAAGGTCCGTCGGCGTAACCACATTGCGCGGGACCTTTTGTCGTCCAAACAGTACCGAGAAAAGTCAATTAAGCGTATCAGACAAGAGGATGAAGATGAACGACGCTATCGACGCTACGGTGAATGGTCCGGCTCTGTGGTCGGAGATTCTGAATAAAATCCCACGAAGTGCACTTTCCTTTGTAAGTTTCACTACTCCTTCTCGTCTACCGACTCCAATTATCGCTGGGGGCGCCGTTCGAGACTATCTTTGGGGCAAAGAGCCGAAAGATATTGATGTGTTTGTAAACTGGAGTCAACACGGTCTTGAAAAAGCTTTTGGTCAAGACCTCTATACGGATGACTTTAACCCACAGTATGTAAATGACCCAGATTTAGGTTTTGACGAGCTGGGTTGGATTGACTATGTAGGTTCGGTTGAATACAAGGGTTTCAACGTTCAGTTTGTTTTTGTCAAAAATCCGATTAAACATGTAAAGACCTTTGATCTATCATCATCGTACGCTATTTACGACGGTAAGTCGATTAAGACTTTTGCCCCGTTTGATTGGACAACTGAACATAAAAAACTTTTCTGTGTGAAGCCCGGTTTGAAAACCCTTTACCGGACTAACCGACTTCTTGAAAAATACCCGGAGCTAGAACTCGTTTGAACGAATATCAAAAATTTATCCATACTAGTCGTTATGCCCGTTGGCTCGAAGACAAAAACCGCCGAGAGACATGGACTGAAACTGTAACTCGATACGTTGATAACATTGTAGCCGGCAAGGTGTCAGCAGAAGATTACACTGATATCCACAACGCTATTCACCGTCTTGAAGTCATGCCGTCCATGCGTGCTCTAATGACTGCTGGGCCGGCTCTTGATCGAGACAACGTCGCTGGGTATAATTGTAGTTATCTCCCTATTGACAGTATCGAAGCCTTCGACGAAGCCATGTACATTCTTATGTGTGGCACCGGTGTTGGCTTTAGTGTAGAAGAACAATATGTCAGCCAACTCCCAGTTATTTCTCCAAATCACGAAAATGTTGATAAAGTTATCAACGTCGAAGATTCAAAAGGCGGATGGGCAAGCGCGCTCCGTGATCTCATCTCTTGCCTCTATCAAGGGTTGATCCCGTCTATTGACACAAGCCGAGTTCGACCTGCTGGAGCCCGACTTAAAACATTTGGAGGACGAGCTAGCGGTCCTGAGCCGCTCATTACACTCTTCGACTTCACTATTGATGTCTTTAAGAGAGCAGCTGGACGTCGACTGACCTCTCTTGAGTGTCATGACATCATGTGCAAGATCGGTGAAGTCGTTGTTGTTGGCGGTGTCCGTCGATCTGCAATGATTAGTCTGTCCGATCTACGGGACACAAGGATGCGAGATGCAAAACATGGAAACTGGTGGGAACAAAATGCCCAGCGAGCTCTGTCTAATAACAGTGCTGTGTACACCGAACGACCCGATGTTGGACCATTTCTCCAAGAATGGACCTCTCTATATGAGTCCCGCAGCGGAGAACGCGGTATATTCAATCGCTCGGCAAGCCAGCGTCAAGCCGGACGTAATGGACGCAGAGATTCGTCTTGGGATTTCGGAACTAACCCGTGTAGTGAAATCATCCTACGACCGTACCAATTTTGCAATCTTACAGAGGTCGTGGTACGATCAGGCGACAGTCGAGATACGCTACGTCGAAAAGTCCGAATCGCTACGATTTTGGGTACACTCCAGTCCCTTCTCACCGATTTCCAGTACCTACGACCCACTTGGCGGAAAAACACAGAAGAGGAGCGACTACTAGGTGTCAGTCTCACAGGTCTTCTCGACCATCCAACGTTGGCTAAAGACAAAGCCCTCCAAGAAGAACTACGATCATATGCCGTCGAAGTTAACGCTGAGTATGCTACCAAGCTGGGTATTAATCCTTCTGCTGCTATCACCTGTGTTAAGCCTAGCGGCACTGTTAGCCAGCTTGTGGACGCTGCAAGTGGTATCCATCCTCGTTGGTCTCAGTTCTATCTAAGGGCCGTACGCGGAGATAACAAAGACCCACTAACCCAATTTATGATTGACAGTGGATTCCCATATGAACCTGACTTCTACAAACCTGATTCTACTACTGTCTTCTACTTCCCTCAAAAGGCCCCAGATGGCGCACTGGTTCGACGTGATTTGTCGGCCATCGAACACCTTGAAATCTGGAAGACCGTACAAGAGGCTTGGTGTGAGCATAAGCCGTCCATCACGGTCAATGTGAAAGAGTCGGAGTGGGTCGATGTAGCCGCTTGGGTGTACGAAAACTTCGACGCTTTGAGTGGTGTTGCATTCCTTCCAATGGATGAACACACGTACCAACAGGCTCCGTATCAAGAAATCGCGGAAGAAGAATACAATAATTGGGTACAAAAAATGCCCAAAGATGTAGACTTCTCTGGGCTTCAAGCGTATGAATATGAAGACACCACTGTAGGTAGTCAAGAGCTAGCGTGTACAGGATCGGTGTGCGAAATTGTTGATATTGGAACTAAAGGATGAACGTCTTAAACTATTGACATAAAAAATGCCCCACTCGGTGTCACAACTGAGTGGGGCATTTTTTTTTATTTAACCCAAGACGGTACTGGTTGTTCCGTCGTTTTTGTTTTAAGGACTTGTCCACCCATCGACGTAGCGATACCCTGTGATTTCTCATAAGTCCGCATACCGGCAATACCAAGCATTGCAAGAACAATTGGGAAAATTGATTCTGGAGACAAAGCAGGAAGAAGGATAGCCTTTTCAAAGAAAAATTGAGCTAACCATTGAAGAAGTGGAGCGACCATCCAGGTATAAGCAAGGGCAAAGCCGCTTGTCCAACCGATAAACGGACGCCAACCTGCGACAAAGATATTGCTGTGCTTGGCCTCTTCTTTGTTAATCTCAATTTGACCGAGAAGAAGATCGGTTTCTCGTTGATCAGCACGATCCGCCAGTTCAGCAAACTTTAGTTCAACCTCTGCACGTTTATCTGCGTCGGGAATAAACTCTCGAACCGTGTTGCCGATTTCACGGATAACGTCACCAAAGATATTCATTTCTTGCGCCTTGTTCTGTCTGTATATTTAACAGCCCGTTCGTACGTTGATCCGGACCCAGCTTGAAGATACATCGCACGCCTCACCGGGTCGGCTGGCTTAGGCCAAACTCGATCTACGTATTTTTGAGCCCGAGCGTACGGAGTCCCAGCGCGCCTGTCTTCAATACTACCACTTCTGCGGCCACCTTTCCATTTCATCCTCTGAAATTCATACCTCTCTCAAATTTTTCCCGGACCTTTTTGGCGGCTTCGTATTTAGTCACGATGCCGTCTTTATTTGTGTCCAGTCCGGCGTTTTGTCGATATGCGACACCACCTGTAAACAATGGAAACGTTGCCGGCTTACCAATAGCTCGTGGCCATAGGATTGCCATATAAACGTCTTCAAGCGTTTTAAGACGTCCCTTGTATGGTAGGAAATACCGATAGACATATTTGATTTGGTCTTCCGGTGTCATTTTGGCAAGTGCTGTTACCGACGTACCAAGGTCTTTTGCTGTCTTGGGCATAAACTGAATAAGACCAGTAGCGCCCGACCCAGCAGCATTTTTGATACTTGCACTGAATGTTTCAGCGGACTCAAAAGCGATACAGGCCATCAGATAGTTGGGGTCCACTTCGATTTCATTTGCTGTCCACAGGATGCGATCCTTAAAGACAGGTGAAACCTTAGCGCCCCAAGCGATTTGGATGTCGGTGTCAGCAACGTCGGTCTTTTGAAGTTCAGCGATTGCAAGCTGTAGGTATTCAATTACTTTTTGTTTGTCCATTAAGTTACCGTAAATGTCCCGCTTGAAGTGAAGGTATGGAATAGCGATGGCGGCCATGGGTGGTCCCGTCACTCGGTAGCGCCAACCCTCGCTCTAAGGGCTAGCGGCGCTGGATGTAGGTTGGTCGCCAGTCAGTGTGGGTTAGGCGACCGTGAGGACAAAGGCCGCTAGGGCGCCGTATGCCGCGCCGCGAGCAAGTTCGACCGTGACATTCTCGGAACCTTCCGGCTCGCCGCGCGCCTCATAACGAGCCATCGCCCGGCCATAGGCATAGGCCAGCGTAGTCGCGGCCAGGGCGTAGGCGACCCCTGCGAGAGCCGGAATGATCGGGCCGCCAAGGAACTGCCAGCCGATCACGGCCAGGGGCGGGACGATGAGGGCGTGGCGCGCAAACACGCCGCCCGCCTCTCTCGGCTCGCGGGGGTCTGTGCGACCGCCAAGCGCTTTCCACGGCAGGGAGCGATAGACGCCCCAGACCAGGGCCAGCAAAGCGCCGGCCATGCCGAAGGCAAACCAACCGACCACGCCACAGAGGAGCGCGCCCCAAAACAGGCTTCGGCCCGGAAGCACGGCGTCGATCTTCGGCCAGCCGCCGCCTGTGAAGCGGTCTGCCAGGGCGTAAAGGGGGATTAGGGACAGGAGTAGGATCATGAGAGCACAAAGGTCCCGTTGGTCGTGAATGTGTGGACCGTATCGCCGTCCACTGTTGTGATGGTCCCGCCTGTGGCCCGCGCTGCGCCTGCGTAACGGATGACGACGATCCCGGCCTGTCCGGCCGTACCGTCGGACGTGGCTCGCGAACTGCCCCCGCCGCGCCCGCCGTCGCCAGGGCTTAACGGGGATGCAGGCGTTCCCGCCGCGATGTTGAAGCCACCACCTGCACCGCCCCGCGAATAAGGCAGGCTCGAACCGGAAATGTCGTCAAATACGCCCGGACCAAAAGTCGTCGTGCCGGCTGAAGGTGTCCCGCCCGCACCGCCGCCGCCACCACCGTTCTGGTTGGTGGTCGCGTTGCCAATCGCGCCTGCGAAGCCCTGATCTGTCGTTCCAGCTCCGCCGGGATTCTGGCCGCCCCCGTTCGATGCGCCGCCGCCGCCGCCAGAACCACCAGATCGACCCGTCCCGGTCGTTCCGAAACCCCCATAGCCACCGCCGCCGCCGCCGCCCACAGCTGCCAAACCAAAGACCGAGGAAGCGCCGCCGTTGCCGCCTTGGTTTGAACCGGTCCCGCCAGCGCCAGCCGCACCCACCACAACCGGATAAGAGCCTGCCTCAACAGACATGGTGCCAGCCCGGAGGCCGCCCGCACCGCCGCCGCCGCCGACGGACCCGCCGCCGCCGCCGCCGCCCGCAACGACAAGTAGACGTAAGGTAATTCCAGCGGGAGCTTCGTTGACTGTAAACTCGAAAACATTGTTCTTGGACGGTGAACCTGACAGCACTTCTCGAATGGTATAACTCACTGTACCGATATCTGACGGTACAGCACCAACAAGCAACTGAGTTTGAGCACCATTGAAGACAATTTTACCGTCGTCTGGTATGATGCTAAGAGTTGACCCAGCAGTCTTACCAGTAATGGTAGCAATCACAGTGCCGGGAGCCGATGCTGAACTAAACGTAGTGCTGGACAACGAAAGATTATTCAAAGGTGGGCCGGGCGGCACAGCACTGTAGTTGTCCAGAGCCGCGTACACGGCACCATTGAAGTCAGCCGGTACGTATAGGCCAAGACCGTTCAGATAAGTCTGAGCGACCTTAAGCATCCCCGTATTCACGTCACCAACGTCGGTGCCTAGGTATTTACGACAAGCAAGAAGCAGAAGAGTGTTGATGTCAACAAAGGTGCTTGGCGCTACGTAGTGATACAATGCGCTGTACATTGCCTCGTTGATACCAACCGGCTCAGGCTGGTTATTCGCTTCAAGGTACTCTTTGGACACCTTAAGCAGAAGTGTGTTAATGTCTTCCAAGATTAAATCCTTGTCTTAGCGATATGGATGGCAGCCCGAACCGTACTGTAATGTTTCCTGCTGTCCGGGTACACGATGTCGAACAATTCATGTTGATCGTACACACCGGACTCAAGCAGGGTTTGGACTTTGTTAACTAGATCAGTCACCGTTGAATACCTGTTGCGCGTACCGACGGCGACCTGCGATGTTATGGACATTGTTTGCGTTTCCTGTCTCAGCACCTTTAGGTCTCAGGAAGTACAGAGCGAAGATGTCCGCAGCTTCTTTAACCGTTCGTGCTTGCATTAGTCTTTGTTTAGCACCGTTTTCTGTGTTGTTAAGTTCCCAAAGAACGAAATCCAGAGCGTCCTCAGGGTTGCCTAGATCGAAGCCAGCCTTAGCAGCATTAGCTCGTCTATCTGGGTGCCACTGAGCGAGACTCATAGCCTTACCTCCGTCGCCCACAGCACCAGTCTTTAGACCGGACTCAGCTAGAAGATTACCTACGATCCCCGCTGCAATGTGATTAGGGACTCCACGACCAACGAACCGACTTACAGCATCACCAGGAGAGATGCTTGCGTCCTTGAAAGACTCGTCGATGTTCCCCGTTTCACGACCAAGATCATAGAATGTTCCAACGTCAGTTTGGAGCTTACCTTTAAACCGATTGACAGCTTCGTCAAACGTCATTCCGGGCTCGACAACAGGTTTACCACTGGGGTTTACAACCGGTGTTCCAAGAGCGTAGTGCCGACGTAGTGACTTAGGTGTACCACCCTTTGGAACCTCTGCGTCGTACTCAGCGGTGCGAACAAGATGTGTAACCAAAGTATTCAAGTTCCGCTGGCGTTCAGCAAGTTGAGGCGGAACATTGTCTGCCTGTGGGCCAAGCATGGCGCTGAATGGGTCCTCTGCGTTACGCATAGCATTTGCAGCCGGATCACGACTATTACTTGCAATTCGCTTGGGCTCATAAAAACCATCAGCGTTAACTTCTAGAGTCCAGTTACCTACAGTGTTTTGTCCGTTGGATTGGAGAACAGTTAGAAGTTTAGCGGCAGCAGCGCGACTACCAAAGATAACCGGTTGAAACTCTGGGTCATTAGCGTTTTGTCTAAAAATCTCCCATGAGTCCGCCTTACCTGTGTTTCCTTGTCGACCAACAATCAAATCAACAGCGTTGTAAATACCACGAACGTCCGTAGTGCCAATAGGGATGTCAACAGCCACATTAAGGACTTGAGTATAAGCATTCATATACTGTTGTCGATCTTGTGGTGTTGCAGTACCCTTAGCTAGCTCAGCACCTGATCCTTTAACACTTGCAGCAAGGCCGGACAGCACTGTTGCACGCTGTTTTGGGTCCACATTCATCAACTGAGTATCGCCTTTAAGCACTTGTCCTAGACTGAATAGAGCAGCTCTGAATTCCGACACATTGGACGTGTTAAGTCCACGGGCTTCTGCAATAAGAGCTTCACGAGTCTCGGGTGGCAGCGAACCAATCATCTCTAGACCAAATTGTTGATTAACAAATGACTGGCCAAAAAGATCAGAAAGCTGGTTGTAGACCTTAAACGCTTGCATGTTGTTGATGCCAAGAACGGTTTTCATTGAATCCAGCGTTCTTTTGTTAGCGTCGTAATTAGCATTGAATACATTGTTAAAGCTTGCAATTTGTTGGTCAATGCTGTCATTCCACGCTTTCCGGCTTGTTTCGTCGGGTAAACGTGACAGCATTGAGTGACGCATAGCTTCAATAGCAGCCAAAGCTTGTGGTCGTAGTTCGTCGATCTTTGCTCGCTTTTCAGGGTCGGACCCAGCAGCACTGACAAGATTAAAAGCAGTTTCAAGATTTGGACCAAACAGTGTGTCAGCATGGCGAATAGCAATAGTTACCATGTCAGCCCCGGTCTGTTCAGTAATCATCTTACGCTCGGTCTCAGAAATCTGAGCCTGCTTAAGAGACATCTCAAGTTCGCGTTCCTTAAGGCTAAGTTGAGCCTCTGCGTCAGCAATTTGTCGACCAATTTGAACTGTAGCGTTAAAGTCACCCCTGACGTCAGCACCACGGCTAATTGCTAGTTCGTAGTATTTTGTATTGCCAGCGATAATTGCAGCTTCTTCGGCGTCTTGTGCGTCTCGCTCAAATTGGAGTTCACGGAATAGATAATGATCGTATCCGTATTCTTTAAGGAACCCGGCAAACTCTGCACGCATTTCTGGGTATTTATTAAAGTGTTCAGCGACAACGTTTTCAAGAGCGAGATCGACTGATCCGCGTGGAATTTGACCCTGTTCTTGTGCAAGACGGGTTTGCTCTAGGCTAGCCAGTGCTTCGTCCGAACCGGGCGGAAGGTTGCGTCTTGCTTGAGCTGCGTCTCGTTGTGTTTGGAAAAGTGCCCCGGCTAGACTGTCCAGTGATGCGTCACTTTCAGCCTTTGCAGCAGCAGCTTGACGCTGCGGAAGACTCGTAATGAAATCCTCCGCAACGCCAGCTAGTTGACCGAAGATAGACGGAGCTACTTGTCGGCCTTCAATAACGGGCTTACCCCGAGTCTCAGATTGTAGAGTATCAGTTAGTTGCGCCATCAATTAGCTCCGATTGCATTTGCTTTTCGCGGACACGTCGTTCAAGGCCTTCGTACAGCGACCGATCCATTTGACCGTTAGCTCGTGCGATTGCTTCCATTCGAATATCCGGTGGTAGCATTTTTGAAAAAGCATTCATTTCCTCAAGAATGTCTTCGTAATTGTCCGGTTCATTAATTAGACGAGTCCGGTATTGTTGCAAGACCTTTGCAGCGTCTTGAACCGTCTTCGACCTATGTTTAGACCAAGCCATCCGTGCAGACACTTCGTCCATTTGCCCCGGTGCAAAACCGAACAGTGCAGCAACAGCATTGCTGTCCGGCAGACCGTGGATAATAGCATTACCTGTGTTTGTACGCCAGATTCCGTATTGTGCAACGTAAGCTGACTTCATTAGGTTTGACACAGACGAGATGTTTGCAGCAAGCCTTCTGAGTGCACCTTCTGTTACCGGCATACCAGAATCTCCACCTGACTCAGCAACACCGTATCTGGCTACGTCGTAAATAGTTTTACCGACTTGACCAAAAATACTAAATGTAGCACCGCCGGCCATCTCAGCTAGGTTTCTTTCACCGTATTCGCCAAGACCAAAAATGTCTTCGACTTGTTGAGCAAGCCAGCCGCCGGTTCCGAAACGCTCGCCAAATTTGGCATCAACGCCTGTAACTTCGTACATCAAACGATCAAGTGTGCCTCGATCAAGTGTTCCAAAGAAGGTGTTAATGTCCGGTGCGTCCCCTTGTGCCCCTTTAATACGTTCAGTAATAAAAGGTAGAAAAGGAAGACCAGCAGAACCGTATAGAAGAGTCTGAACTGTAACAAGCCGTAGTTTTTGCTGTGGTGTGAACGTCTTACCGAACATTGCCTCAATCATTCGAGCTTGGTAGCTGAAAAACTGAGTAGGTACGGACATCAAACCGCGTTGCCACCAAGCAGCGGACTGTTCTGACATCGACAGGGCATATTCCTCGGCCCGACCTTGAACCCTTTGTAGAAACTCTGGGCTATTTGTCTTAAGCTTTGGAAAAGCATCGGCTGTTTCTTTCCAACCAACATGCCATGCAAGAATTCGGTTCCACAGTTCGGGTTCATTAAAGAACCAACGACCAGCATTGCGAACACTTGTTACATTGGCACCAAACTGGCTAATTGCTGCATTAGGGCCATATGAATTGACAAGTTGGTGGTTAACGTTAAAGTCAAAGAAGCCAGATTTCTTACCAGCCTTCATAAACTCTTTGTACTCAGCCGAGGTCTTAAAACCGGACGCAGTATGAAGACCGCGATTAACCAACTCATTAAGCATGTGGTCAGTCCCGGACTTTGTGAGATACACTCGATACGGCATCAGATTTACCATTGAGGCAAACCCGTATTTAGGGCTAAGCGACAATGTGGCAGCCATTGTAGACATCTGCAACGGAAGCTGTGCTAGGTTAAACAGACCCAGTTTCATATCAAACGCAGCGGATCGTAGTGCTTGGACTGGGTTGTTTGTGTCCCACCAATTTGTTACAATACGTTCAGCAGCAGCAAGTTTAGAACCCGGAGCCCCTCGGAATACAAACTCAGCAGCGCGCCGAGTCATCTGTTCAACAGCTAGGTCACTGTCTGACTTCCAAGACAGAAGACGACGAATGACGTCACGTTGAGCTAGACCGGCCTGCTTAATATGTTCAGGGGTGGTCCTGTCAAAGACGGCCTCAGAGAAAGCAATCAGATCGGTAGTGTTACCCTTAAAGTTTTTAAGGTTTGTGTATTGACCAAAAGTCTTAACCCAACGCTCAATTGCAGTCACCTTGTAGTCGCTAAAAGATGTAATATTAGCGATGTTCATAAGTGACTTATTCAAGGCTTCAAATGGGTCAAGAGTTGGTGCAAGATCACCTTGCCAGTCTTTTAGATGCTCACCGCGACGGCTGTAGAACATACGACCGGTTGTATTCATCCATTGATCAAACCCGGACTCATCTACGTCACCGATAAACTCTCCGCCAGTTGACGGTGGAAGCTCGCGGTCGTACAAAGTCATAAATGGGTTGTCTTTATCAAAAGTCCCGTCTTCGATATTTTTGAGAAACTCTTCGCCAGTCGGATAACCTTTAGCGCCCCCAAAAATGTCGTCGATAACCCTAGCCGAAATCTGTTCACCGGCTTCTTCTGCCGCTTTAACAGCTAGGCGAGCAGTTTCCATTTTACCGACCCACTCTTCCACTTCACGGCGAGTGCCTGTGATAAAAGTAGACGGATTGCGGTAAAACTTTTCACCGGTGTCCGGTTGAACACCCTGACTAGCCTGCTTGGCAAAATACTTGTCGGCATACATCCGGTGTCCACCGGCTCGGTACGGAAGTTGGTCACGACTAAGTGGTTTAATATTTAGATCGGACGGTTTTACGACAAAAGTGCGAATCTCTGTCCCGTCTGCCAATTTAGTACCGCGCTCCAAGTTGACAAGGTAATACCCCTTTTCTTGGAGGTCTTTGACTGGGACCGGGTTGTTCCGATGATAATGAACGCCGTCGGACAAATTGTAGACACGATTATCACCTGGAACCTTGGACATCTTACGGTCGATAAGAGCGTTTGTTTCAGTGACCTCAATAATTGGATTATTGAAAGACACAGTTTCATAGCCTTTAACTAGGCGGCTCTTATACGCGTCGTCTCGTCGGAGAACCCATTCAATGTCGTTGATTTCGCGGTAAGCGTTGTAAGCCTTGATTTCGCGCTCAGTCGGAGACCTTTTGTAACCACGTTGATAGAGGATTTCAAGTTGGTCCCGAGTAAACCAAGTGTTTTGATTATTACCAGCAGCTAGTACTTGGGTAAGACTTTCCTTCTCGTTTTTATTGAGAACACGGAAAGTGTCTTCGTACGGCTGGAGTAGTTCGACAACAATACGGCTTCGCTTATTACCAGCCGCTTGCCCAAGGTTAGCTAGATACGCATCTGAAATACGACGACTACCTTTAAGGAATCGACCAAAGACAGACGTAGTCCGTGGAGTTAGTAGGTTGGTATAAAACCCAGTCTCTGGCATGTCACGTTGGATTTTGACAAAGAATTGACCGGATTCATCGCGGATAATTTCTGCGTCTGGGTACCCAAGGGACTTAGCGTAATTGCGAGCTTGAGCCTCACGAGACCAACCACCACCACTCTTTTTACCGACAGTCATCTCAATACCGTAAACACGGCTTTGATCTGCAAGTCGGGCTCCGTCAGTCATTGACACGGTGTCGGCGGGCTTGCCATTTACTTTGACGTCTTTTAGCTCTCGACCGACCTCTTCACCCAACTTCTTGATAGTCTTTTCGACTGCGGCACGAAACTCGTTGTCGTCAGCAAACCGACTAGTTGTAAGTACGTCTGGTAGTTTGTCAATTAGACTGGTTGCACGTTCAATGTCAGAAATAGCATCAACAGCCAGTGGAACAGTTGTACTAGGCGGATCGACTTTAACGGCCGACACAGCTAGGCCCTCAACAACTTCGGCTTCTTTGACACCTGTCTTGCGGAGAGCAGCTTCTGCGCCGTCGGTGGCCATTTCAAACGCTGCTTGGGCGATTGTTTCGGCTGCCTCTTTACGGGCACCAAGACGAACAAGAGTACTAGGAATACTAATACCCTTGGTAATAGCAGCAGTTGGGATTAGACCAATGTTATCGACAGTCGCCCAAAAGTTAGTCATGTTAGCATTGGGTACACGACGAACCTCTGACATTAGATTAAGATACTCGTTCTGGTCAAAATACCCAAAAAGAGTGGACTTTTCCCGGACTCGTGGGATGAGTTCGTCACGGACAAAACCGGTAAAGTTTTCAAGAGGTACGTCAAACATAGTAGCTGACGCACGCTCTAGGCTCTCACCGGGAAGAATACCGTCGTACCAGTTTTTCATGGCTTTATCCATGTCAACCAAATCGGCACGACTAAAGCTATAATTAAGTGGAAGCCAGCTTAGAAGAAAATTTGTGACGTCATTAAACCACGGTTGAGTGTCAACGTCAATCCCAGCTCTGCGGATTTCACGGTCAACAATCATGTACTTGGTGTTGATGTCCCGAACAATGTCGTCAGGACCACCGTAATACAGGTTGTTGAATAGGAGTTCGGCTTGAACAGGATCACGAGAAGCCATGTCTTGAACAGACTGAATTGCTCTTTTTTCAAGAGCGTACTGCTCGGTAAGGGCGATGTCCTGTGCAATTAGATTTTGTGCAGCACCTACAATTGAGTCCAGAACAGGCTGGGACTGATTTGCTTTTCGTGCTTCATTGTAGACATTAGCAAGAGCTTCAACATTTTCTTGTTGCTCCTGTGATGCAGCTTTACGGCGAACCTCTAGTTCACCCACTGATTCGATCAGACCCGTGTATTCTTCTGTGAGGCTGTTTAGCTGCTCAACAATACTTGGTTGCGATGTGTCAGTGTCATTCAAAGCTGCCAGACGGGCCGTAAGCGGTGCGCTTGTAACCGGAGCCTCTGGCGTATCTAAAGAAAGACCCTCAAGAAGCTGGGTCGGATTAGTCAGTGAAGCTAGTTCGTTCATTGTCCTGCGATTTTCTTTACCTGTGCTGCAATGGCATCTGAGTTCATAAATCCTTGCCAACCAAGACTTGCTAGCTGGCTGCCGGTTCGAGCACGGGATTCATAAACATTGGCGCGACCGAGTGCTTGGCTTGCCTGATCACTAAAGAAATTGTATTGATCAAGGAATGACGTTTCAGAGCCGATCTGGGATTTAATGGACTCAAGACCACCTACAGACGAAGAACTGTCCATAACCCCTTGATTAGCAGCAGCGGCTTGGGCTTGTGCAAAAGACTGACGGGCTGCTCGAATAGCATCTCGTCGTTGTCGCGCTGCTGCAAGATCGCTTTGTTTTCGTTGGAAGTCCAAAGCTTCGTTTTGAGCGGCTACGGCTTTCTTTGCATTACGATTAGCGGACACAGCCCCTGCTGCACCAACTGCAAGACTAGCACCGGCAATTATAGTTGAAACAGCTGCCATCTTAAGACAACTCCTTGAGATATGCCATTTCGGTTAGATGTAATCCTGACTTTGTCATATTCTCGTGTACCTTAGAGATATTGTCGTCAGCAAGTGCTGAAAACTGTACAAAATGTGCACCGTTGTCTCTGGCCCAAGACTCGAAGACTTCTCGGAGTTCTCGACCGCCACCACCCGGAGCCCACCAAGCAAGCTCCGTAGCAATGACTACTTCTGGGTTAAAAACAATAGGTGCAAGGACGCCTGCAATAAAACCGCCACGATTGTTCTTAAAAAGGCCACCTTGAAGTGCAGCATTCATGAGAACATCGTACGAATGGTTTGAATCAAATCGGATTGACTTCCAAATGCTGTAAGAGTGAAAGTCCTTTGCGTAACCTAGTACTTCAAGAATTTCGTTATGGCTTGGTGTTACCTGTGATGTTTGTAGCCCATCCAAGGAGATCGAAGTCTTTTCTAGGTTCGTCGGATTCAAATCGGAATTGGATTGCTTTACCACTTCCCCTCACTTTATGTCTAGTTACGACGATTGGAAAACCGGTGTCAAAAACCAGATCGTTTTCGTCAAAGAATGGTTGTCGAGTAATTCGGTATGCTTCACGTTTAGTGCTGTACTTATTAGACACCGGACTTGAAGCCCACGCCCATTTCACCTGAAACTGGCATGACGATTGGCGATCAGTTGTGTAATCGTCGTCGTCCGTTAGAATGTAGTTTTCTTCGGTGCGTTTAAAATATGTAAACACCCAAGGTGTCTGCTTATTTCGCATTGCATCATCAAGAAGCTCATATCCAGTTTCAATAAAAGACAGGTATGTCTGATCTGGTAATCCACGGGCCTCTGTCCATGTTTGCCAATCAATGAAATCAATCGACTTTGACTGAGCCACGTTTACGCGATACAACGGTGTATCCGGGACAAAAGTAAGATATTTAATACTTGTCTTTCGCACAGACGTTTGGAGTGGACCGCTATAACCAGCAAGCCTTGGGCTTGTAAATACACTGGAAATAAACGGGAGCGTAGCCCCATACGAAATAGTCCATGGATAAAACGCTTGCAGGGTTAGGTCCAGATTAAGGATTTTATTATAACCGTAAGTTTGTGTTACAGTTTCGTCCCTATACAACCATTGAATAATGTTTGTTTGTGGATCATAGACAGCTTTAACGTACTTTCTGGCGTCGTCGGAAATGTCATTATAGAACGTCTGGATTGTAGATTCAGAAATGTTTTGATTGTCAAATGACCCTTCAACCGGGCCAAAGACGCCAACTTTCTGTGACATTGCCATAATACCGATCCGACTCCACCAGTAAATTTGGCCATTTACTTCGACAATGCTGTCCGGGCTTTCGGTTCCAATTGGACTAATCTTAGACACAGAAATGTCAAGAGCGGTAAAACCGGACTGTGTCCCGCCAATAAACCAAACCCCGTTAGTAGCAAAGGCAACAATACCGGCACCTACCGGAACAAGTTTTACTAGTCGACTCATTTCAGGGATTGGAATTACACCGCCATCCGTAGCAATTAGATCACTGATATCCTCGGATGTCGGGTCCGCCTCTTGGTAACAAAAACCAGCTTTTCGTTTATCGTCCATAATCTGGCTGAAATAAACATTGCTGTTAACGCCGTAAAAAGCGCGACCATTAGCAAAAGCGACGGAGATAGGCCGATCTCGGCTTGTTTCAATTGGAATACCAGCAATACCGGACACAGCACTACGATCAATATTGAATGCATCAACAATGTAATGGCCACGCGGTGCACGATTAGACCCGAATCCAAACTTATTTAGCAGATCAGGGTCAAAGCTTCCAGTGTTGTCTTTAGCTACCCACCATTGTTTATTGTTAGATGGATAACGGCTGGTTGCTGTGTGGTACGTTGTAATTGGAGTTGACGCGGGGGCTGTATAAGACCCGATGCCTCCAAACTGATCAAAGTATGACACCGTAGCAGAGCCAGCACTATTGTCCGGGTCAACCCAGCCTTGATTTCTAAGGTTGTAGTGATGCTCGTTCGACAGTGACGATGGCTCTTCGTCGTTTGCTAGGCCATCTGGAAGACCTTTAAAGTCTCTGATTTGGATGTAAATACGGCTTACAGAAATAGTGTCCAGTGCTGCATTGTATTGGACTAACAGCGGTTCAATTTTCTCGCCCACAATAAACAAGAAGCCACGACCGGACGCAAAAGAAACGGGATACAAAGCGGGATTTACGGTTCCAGGCACGACATACGGAGTGAGATCAACACTAAAAAGTTTTTCACCGCCAATAACAAGATCGCTACTAGAGATATCGAAAAACCTAACAGTTAGGCCAATTTGGAGGGCTAGGAAGCTCAACTCTGGCCTATTGTCAACAGCGTCCCATCGGGATGATCCGATAGCATTGTTATTGAATGTCGAAATTGGTACAGTGATTGTATTGGTAGAACCGTATAGTTCTAGATCAATACCCAGTCGACGGCTTCGATTACCAGTACGGTAGACAATAGTGTTGTCTTCCGCAATAGATGCATCTTCTGGGTACGTAAGCGGGCCGGCCTCGGTGATTAGACCCTTAACGAACGTACGATAAAGTTTGTTAGTTTCGGCTCTAGCCATCCGGGTACACAGCCTTTCCCCATTTGTCTTTTGATTTCAAGTAAGCGATTAAACGTCGCTCACACTCATAAAACGTAGTAAATGTTCCAACAAGAGCCGGGGCAAGTTTCCCACCTTTGTACTTTGAGATGAAAAACAAACCCCGGTTATCCTGTTTAATTTCGTATTCTTGTAGTCCGTGGCTTACGTACTTAGCACCGGGTCGCACCTTTTTCTGTGCGTTTGGATGTACGTTTTTAAGCCTATCGGCGAGGGCGACCATAATTTGGTACTCCGTCGTAAGGCTTCCGTTGTCGAGCCCTGCGTCGGTCGTTTTGTGAACGTACAAGACCTCGACGGCTTGAAGCGTTTTCTTCTGCGTTTGCGACTTGTTTTAGATTAACAAAGGCCCTAGCCTTAGATTTAGCTAGAAGTAGTGGAAAATATTGATTAGGTAGTTCCGGGACAAAGCCATCTTCACGCCTAAAGTCGGGTAGATAATTACCCCAAGCTAGGGATTCACCGGAAATAAGTGTTGATTCAACGGTCGTATTAATCGAGTCGGTTACGATGTACCGATCATCAAAAGATGTCCAATATGTCGGGTCTTCGTCCGTGACAATTGGATACCCCCCACCGCCGAAATCAACTACAGTTGTATCTCCGTCTTGCTCTAGAACATACTTAATAAAGTCGTCTGGGCATTTGTAACGAAGCTCTTTACCACGATACCTAAACCAATACATCTTTTTGTAATCGTCAGGGATTTTCAGGTAATTTGGTTTATCAACGTCGGACACAGCTTCAAGCTTAAAAAGACGGTCGGTCCCACTCAAATCAAGTTCCGAAATAAGTTCGTTATAGCAGTCCTCAACAATATCTGTGACCTGTTCTGACGACGTAGTATCAGAGATTGAGTTAACTTCGTCATCGTCAAGTGCAGAAAGAATTTTTTGGACCATTTGTAGCAGGGTCAAACGCATTAGAATATAATCCCTCCACCACCTTCAAACGTAATGTCAAATAGCGACACTGAGACGTCGATGGTTTTTGATACTGAAACGTTATCAGTTACTGTGCATCTGTACACCGCTGACTTAAATGAGTTAATCCCTACAGAAGCAGAGAATGTAGTTGTGGCACCGTCATCATCGGAAAGGGTCATTGTGTCACCTGAAACTTTTGTCCATGCATACGTATATGGACCAATACCCCCCGAAACAGACACGGTAACCGGGTTAGAAACACAAGTCCCGCCGCCAGTAGTCGAACCACTTGCAGACGAAGGGGTTGCACTTAAAAATAGTGAACCCCCTTGGCCTGTAATCATTTTGGCAATAGTCATTATGCGTTACTAACGCCTGTTCCGCTCAGGACCCAGAAATCAGTACCCTCTTTAATTAGTGTTGCCAAGCCCCACTGGGCGAGAGTTTTGTTACCACTAACCCCTGAACCAGCAAGACGTACCGTTACTCCACCAGTCGCCGGTGCAATTGTAATAGTTGCAGTTCCAACATTGCGAACAACAATAGCGGTCCCGAGTGGATAAGGGACCGAACTGTTCGCCGGGATGTACCAAACTCGATTGGTTGATCCAGTGTTTTGAATCATCTTTCCCGAGTCGTTCATTACAAAGACATAATCAACGTCTTTGATGATCAGAGGGATGCCTCGAAAGCCAGCGGCATCTTCGGTAAGACTTGTCGCTGTATAGTTAAGACGGACGGGTCCAGTAAAGGTTTCACCAGCTTTGTTTGCCGGTGTGTAACCCAAATGAGATACAACAGAACCGGATGCAAGTTGGCTGCCTTCAACGCTACCCGCTGGGATTGTAACAGCAAAAGACAGGTTAGCCGAACCGTCCCAAGCTGGGCTTGTAGCGTTCACGTCTCCTGTCAGTGTAATAGTTCTAGCTGTAGTCCAATTGGGGGCGGACGTAGCAGCACCAACATAATTGGCCGCTTCGATTGCACTAGCTGCGGCATCGGCTGCGGCTTGCTGTGCGTCTTCAACAAGCTCTGAGATGTCTCCTAGATCCGCTAAAGTAGCTAGGTCAATACCGTCAAGAGCGTTGTCAATGTATTGTTTATTTACCGCGTCGGTGTCATTAACCGGATCGTCAACATTGATGATTCGATGCCCGCCCATGTCGAGGTTAACTTGCATTTCGTTAACTTCTTCACGACTAAGGACCTTGTCAAAGGCATCTTCAATTTTATCTAGATTACCGTTATGGGCACCAACGGCGGACTGAGTCTCAAAATTTGTAATTCTACTAAGAGGTTCAACGTTCGCCATGTTTATCCACCTTACGGTCTAATTTATTTTCAATCCGAACGAGATGTCCAATAATTTCGAGTTTCATATCCTTGACATCGTCTCGTCTGGCGTACACGTTAGGTAGTTCGTCGAACTGTTTATCGTGATCATTGAGTCGCCCATGAAAAACCCTCATGAGCCACATTCCAACTGCAATGACGAGGCCAAGGAGTACGTCGACTGTGCTTTGCAAATCCACACCTTAGTCCCCTGTTAGAAAGAGGGACACCGGATTGATGCCCCCCTTGCGCGAGTTGCCTAGTTAGGCAGAGTCACCGTTTGGATCAGTGTAGATGATCACAAGTCGGCCTTTGCCAGCAGTAAACGTACCGGTGGTCGTGATACCAATGTATGCATCGGCTGAGCCCACAGAAGCGGTTTCAGCAGTAGCAGCTACATAGGCACCGGCGCCATAGGTTCGTGCACCACGGGTGTCTAGATTTGCAATGGCACCTTCGGTAGCGGTCATAATACCGGTAGCGTTAATAGCTGAGCCGGTCCTAGTAAAAGTACCAACAGAGATACTAGTACCACCAGCAGCAGCCTCGGTCATCACAATATACGCCTGTTTCACCGAAGCAAAAGCGGGTAGGTAGATGTCACCGATGTTGAAGCCGTCAAGGGTGCCGTCGTTGTTAAGGTCCGACGTATAGCTTACAGTGCCTGCGGGGATGAGGGTCAGGTCAACGTCAATGACGATTTCCTTCTCAGCACCGAGGGTGTTCACCGAACGGGGACGGTTTTTAAAGTTTCGCGGGTTCTTCCAGTAATTACCAAAAGGTACCTGGAGACCGTCTGCGTTAGTCCAACGACCCATATTCTATTTCCTTCCTATTAACCAACAGCCGAAGGATCGGTCAGAACAGTCACAAGGTTCTCAGGACGGTAGATTTTCACACCGTAACGAGCCGTAGTGACGTATTCTTCGCGCTGGAAGTCCTTGTTGAACTCACCATCGACCTTGGGCATCTGACGCCATGCACCGATGAAGGGCAGAATGTCAGGTGAAGCCGAGAAGAAAAGGTTGCAGACAGCATTAGCGCCGGAAGCCACACCACCAATAGTCTCAGAAGTGCCGGCTTGGTTGGCACCACAGAGCGGTAGGTAGTTAGAGGTATAGACGTCAAAGCCGTAGATGTTCTTCACGAACCGCATACCGGTACCCACACCGTCAGCGATAATGCCTTCCCACTTGGGGTTGTTAGACACAGTCACGATGTTTTGTAGGGTATTGATTACGTATTCAACCGACGGGTCGACAATAGCAATCAGATTGGTTTGCGGCACATTGGCCTTTTTCAGGCTGTAAAGAGCACGAGCAAAGTCTGCGGGGCCGATAACCTTTTTGGAGTTCAGATCGGTTGAGCCAACCCAACGGTGAGCAGCACCATTGATGTTGTTGGCATTACCAGCAACCTGATAACCAGCGGGGTTGCCAGTCCGAGGTTGACCTTCTTTAAGGATGTCTACTTCGAGACGTTCCTTAATGGCGCGAGCTTGCTTCGGCACAAACTGTGACACAAGTTCGGACATGTAGAAGGTGTCTTGCTTAGCCTTCTCGGTAATGTAAGTAGCCGAAGACAGGTATTGGTTGATGGTGAAGTTGAACTCACCGACATCCAGAGCACTGTATTGAACAGGTTGATCTTCGACGTAGTCGTCAGCTTGAAGGGTACCGATAGACGGGATGGTTAGTTGGTTACCATCGTTAAATTCAGTGAGCCAGCGTACATAGCCGGTCGCCATCAGTTCGTCTTCGAGTACATCCTTAAGCTGGTTCGACCAAAGCTCTGAACGAATCAGAGCGTCAATATTGGCAGTAGTATGACCAGCCATTTATTCTCCTTGTTTACTCAAAAAATGCACGACCTAGTTCAGTGGCCTTTTTATGCATTTCGATTTGAATTTTCGGTGAGTAATAAGCTTTCGGGTCAGTCTTACGGATATTTTCGTAGTATGCGTAAGTGCCCTCTTTTACTCGCCCGGAGGTTTCATTTAAAGCCCTCGGATTAATGTCGTTGCGGGGAGCAACAACGGGGGCTTGATTAGAAGTGTTATCTAGACCGAGTTGAGCAAGGAAAGCTTTGGGGGACTGTGCAGCGACCGATTGTAGAAATTCTACAGAGACGCCAAGTTCTTGGGCTTTCAGTTTCACAACTTCAAGGGCTTTCTGGCTGTCACCGTACGCTTCAAGAAGTTTTGATTCAACGGAATTTAGATTTGTCTTAATCCGTTGTTCATTGTTAGCTCGTTCTAGTTCTTCACGAATCCTCTTAGCCAGCGCTTCATTATCAAGTGGTGCGCTTTTAGGCTCTTCGACGGGCGGTGTTGGTTCCCTCGAAGGAATATCCAGTGGCGACGGATCGCGATTTTGGCCGAGACGGTTGAAGAGTTCTTCTGTGTCTAGACGTCGTCCTAGTTCATCCCGCAGAGCAGCAAGCTCACGGTTTCGCTGTTCGATTGCTTGGTCGGCGTGCTTATACGCCTTGGCTAGTTCTTCGACACTTGAATACTTACGACCTTCACCGACTAGCTCAGCAAGAGGCGAAGTTACATTCTCTTCGTTGTTCTCGTTAAATACGCTCATTTGGTCAATGGCTCCTTATTTAGTCCCTTGGTCAGAGACTTTACACAGTTCAGAAATTTCCCTGTAGGCCTGTAGATACCCATTAAGGTGGGCCTGTCTATAAGCCCACGATGGGTTGTCATAGTCCATAACAGAGGCCTTTTCTCCACTGTTAATCTTATTATAACAAATTTCTTTTAGTCTGTCAAGTACTATTTTGCTTCCCAGCAAATTTTTCTTAAACGACTCCTTGTCCTTGGGGTTGGACAGGTGGCTGAACCATTCCAGTTTCATTTACTGCTCCGCGTTCCATAATACTTTGTTTGCCGGCGTTTAGGAGATTTTGAGTCTCATAGTTTTCCATAACGCGAACATTGTCTTTAACCAGCTCGTATCGTTGAAGTCCTAGAAGCTCTTCGACAAGTGCAGCAATCTTTTTACCGGAAATATGTACATTCACAGATGGGTCTTGCCCAATTGCTGACGAAGCTAGTTGAGTTAGATTTTGAATAATGTTGCTGTTTCGAGCAAAGTGACGAGCACCGATTGGTCGAATCTTACCAGCGGCGGTAATATCTTCCTTGGTGATGGTGAGGAAAGACGCAGCACCGTATTGATCGTCAGTGACACGAACAATGTCGCTTGTCGAGATGTTACGACGAGCGAGTTCGAGCATTGAATTAATGATCGGCTCTAGGAACATTTCTTCAAAGTACGAAGTTTTGTTCAAGAAGACCCGGTTTGAACCATTCTCAAGGACTTGGACTTCGTATGCTGTCTTTTCACCAGGAGTGCGGAAACCCATAGCTTGCTTAGGAGCGCCGGCCATTTCTTCCATTTTTTGCTCGTACAGAGCAATTTGTGTGTCCGCATTAAGCATGGTCACATCGGGAGACATAAACTCAACGTCACCGTCGTCACCAACAAAAATGCGAGCACCGGGTTCGTATTCGTAGTCTTCGACAAAACCTCGGACCTTTTGCACTGGATGTACAATAAGATCGAAGGCGTCGGCCTTGGCGTTCTCTAGGTGGTCAATCCGATATTGCATACCAATGAGATTTTCGAGTGGGCTCATAGCATACAGATTGTCCGGACGTAGCCGCCACCCACAGTGGAAGATATTGGGACGACCAAACCAAGAGGGATTTGGCTTCTTACGGATAATAAGAGACCGATCCACTACCGTAATCAGGTGGTTCTTGTATAGTTTGTCTTCGGTAGCATCGTAAATGTCACCGTAAAAATCCAGAACTTCGACGTATCCCGATTGCATATAATGCAGGAACGACGTAAAGCCGTCAACAGCATAAGATGAGTTTTTACGGAAGTCCCGTTCGGTTAGACCGTCAAAACGTTGACGCACCTGAACCATTTCATTGAAAACCTCAGACAGGTATCCCATTTCCGGGTGGTCTTCAATGTCTGCACGGAGAGAACCAAGAGTCCGCAGCGAGCGGATAATCTTCGGGCTTTGGTCAAATGACGCAGCCGTTGGATTAAATACAATGTCTTCTGGGCTAATCCGGACTAGGCGTGGTCCAACATAACCGGGAATCTTTTCGCCAGTAACGGGATCAACGGTGAACTCAGCTACGTACTCAGTCATAGCAAATGTATTGCCATAATCAATCCAGTCGTAGACAAGTTTAGATACTTCGGTCCAAAAGCCACTGGATCGCAGCTTATTTGCAACGTATGACCGGATAACTTCCCGCTTCTTTTTAGTGTCGTCGTCGCGGTTATTCCCTTCCCACCAAATAGCGTCGTCGTTCGGCTTAAGGGCGGCAAGGTAGTTGGCGTGAAGGTTGTCACGGATTTGACACAGCTTGGGGACATGGGTGCTGTTTTTCCACGGCAGAACAGAGTTTGACGTACTGGCCGTGTCAGTAGCAAATACGTATTCGCGTACCTCTTTTTGACGATCAAGCCAAGAGTGACGATACATATTCCACTCGTCGTAATATGTGGCAATTTCCGAAGCAAGGCGGTCCTGTGTGACCATGTCTTGCACATCAAGGGTTCTAGCCAAAACGGATTCCTCCAAAACGTGGGTGGGTTATAACTGACGTAGGTAGTCTTTGAGATGACCCACGGGCGGATGACGGTGGTACCGCAATAGACACAGCCGAAGCTAGGGCGTCCATGCAGTCGTCATGTGCGGGGTGGAAGTTGATTAGTTCTTCTTCAAGGATTTCACAGTTGCCGCCACGATAATGCCAGATAGACATGTTATCGTAACGGGGTTCCAGAAGGGCGGCAATGCGTTCTTCCTTGGTGCCTTCGTGCTTTGTGTGCTTAATGTCTTGAACCGACAACATAAGCCCGTTGGGTCGAATGTATTGGTCTTTGAGTTCCTGCACAATCATTTTTTGACCGGACGTAATTTCACAGCCAATCTTACGGAAATCCCATTTAACGTACAAGTTTAGAATACGTTCGTAGATTTCACTGATCTTACGGGTTTTAAATCGGTCAATCTCTAGGACGTAGATATTGTGTTCAAAGTCAATACCGATAACCGCAATAGCTGTATAGTCCGCACGTTTACTGTCGCTGTATGCAAAGTCAGCCGATGCAAAGACATTCAGGCGACGATCCTTAAAGAACCAGTGATTGCCGTTGTACGTAAGCCAACGGGGGTCGTAGTACTGGAATTTATCACGGTCAATCCGGAGTTCACCGGGGTCGTTAGGGTCGTTATAATACTGGGCTCGGAACTGTGTGCGGTCTAGATATTGTCCACGTTTACGGGCAAGTACTTTTTGGTCAAAGCCAAACCACTTACCGTCCGAGCGTTGCATACGGGGCCACAAGAATTGACCGGTCCCGTCCCCCGAATCCTCTACACGCTTTTCAAAAATTTCGTAAATAGGGATTCCGTCTACGACTTCACCGTGTTCATCGTACACGTCTTCGACCATGTTAAGCAGGTCGTTGTACAGGTCTTTTGGGTGATATCGCGTACCACAGACCCATTCTTCTGCGTCTGCGCCTTCAATTGACGACAGCAGAGAGTATTGTGATCTTACCTTCTGTCGGCCTTCTTCGGTGTAAGCATTCTCGTAGACAACAACGTCATCGAGTACAGCAACATCACAGTGAAGCCCAGTAAGGCTAGTAGTAAGGCCCCCAGTAAAAACTGTAGGGTCGCGTACACCTTCGAGTTTACGCTTTGGATGATCGACTGAAATTTCACTGTTTGTCCACTTTTCGCGCTTGCCTTCATCTTCATGGACCATTTCTGGCCAGTACCGACGATAAATAGGATGAGTCAGAATGTCTTTGACAAACTTAAGTTGCTTTTCAGCAAGATTACTTGTAGCAGAGATATACAGGATACGACAATCCGGGTGCTTAGTGATGTACCAAGCAACCCGGAATGCAATCATACGGCTCTTGCCGTGGTCTCGTGGAAGAAGAACCAACTGGTGGGACTTACGGTCTTGTCTAGTCCACCATCGGCAGAGGTCGATGTGAACCTGCCCCAGAACCTGATGAGGGGCGATAAGACGAATAAACGTCTCAAGGTCCGCCTCAGCAGCTTCTCTAATCAATTGTTTCTTGTCGTCAATCACGCGGATTCTTTTTCCTTGCGCCCTTGGTCCGTGGGAAAGAACGATTTGCTCGTTTTGA